ATCGAAGGCTTCGTCTGTGTATTTCTTTCCAGCACCTTTATAATCTTTATCTAAACGAAATCCAGAGGGGGCATCTATGAATGTAAGGTTGTCCTCTGGTACTACAGGAGCCTTTGCATCATAGTTTGCTCCAGAAACACGGACAAAACCACTCTTGCGAGCTTCATCGCTTGTGTCATCAAGCATTGCCTTTGGTTGTTCGCCTTGGCTGATTGGAATAGCTGCTATACGACCATCTGAAAGCTCCATATCAAGAAGATCGGGGCTAAAGATGTTCTGTCCAAGGATGCGACCTGTTGCACTAGCTCGTCCACCGTCACGAAGACCTAAAATAACTTTAAATGTCCCAAACATCTCAGCGAAGCGACCTTTACGGTCACGACGCTGAAGTTTTGCACGAGCAGACTTTGCAGCACGAGAGTTTCCATCACCGTAAGAAGCTATAAGTGCTTCTAAAGGCACTGTGCCTTGTGGAAGAAGCTCTATGCGCTTCATAGAGTAGATGTGCTCTGGAGAATCTGGATGAGACATCATTGCAGAGGCAATAAGAGCCTTTGCTTCTGGATCTGTGATGCGTGGGTCATCAGTTACCCAAAGCATCTGTGATTTTAGAATTGCAGAGGCAGTCATAGAACTTGGACGAGTAGATTTTGGATGTGAGATTGGAAGAAGGTCTGTGTTAAAAGCCACTAAGCCATTAATTTTATTATGCTTAGCCAATGAGATGTAATTGGAAAGCTCAGTGATGGCTTTATGCTTGCGAATAGAGAATGGAAGACCTCTAGTTGATTCTAAAGAGCGTGCAATTACTTTAAAGGCAGAGCGCTTACCGACTCTACGACTTGTAGATGAAAATTCATTTGCTGTCTCAAGCATAGCAACTGCTTCATCACGAATGATGCGTGCTTGTTGACGAGAACTTAATACTCTATCGGCTGAGTAAAGAACTATTTTCTTTTTTGAACTCATCAATAGTCCTCGGTAAGAGGCATAAGATCAGAGTCAAGACTATCTTTACCTAAAACTGCAAAGTTTGATGCTCTTTTAAATGGGTTTTCTCCGTTTCGTACACCACGAAGCCATGAAGCGCGAATAGCGTGTTCCCCTTCATACCCAAGATCTGAGAACTCAGTAAGAGCAAGGATAGCCTCTTCTGGGGATTCATATTCTTCTTCTTTTTTAATTTCTACTGATAATTCGTTTTCGTAACGCCATTCTTGAGCTAGCTGTGCTAGTTCATCTTCTGACTCAACTGTGTTTCCTATTTTTTCGGCTTCAAGAACTCCAACATCAACGACGCCGTCTGGAATAACCGCGAAACGACACTTGCCTTCGTCTTCGACTTCCATTTCGAGGATTCTGCATTGGCCATTACCCATATATAGAACACATGAAGAGCACTTGACTCCGATGTCTTTGACATCGTTTTCTGCTGCAGGTGTGTATCCTGCCCAGATTCCTGTGGCGTCTTCATTGAATTTTCCATATTTTTCTGCAATCTCTATTAGCGCATCCGCTAGATCTTTTTCTTCAGGTACTAAACCTGCTGATGCAGTTATAGAATTAGATTTCTTAGATGATCTAGGGTGACCAGATGGTAAAAGGTCGTTATCTGTTGTGTATTTAGCGTTTGCTGGCTTACCAGACTTAAGTAAGCGAAGGTAGGCGTTAACACGGCCCATAGCCCATTGGTTGCGATTCATGCCGGGGCGGTGTGATCCAGAGAAAGCTCCAGCTCCACGACGATAGACAGCCTTAAGCATTCCTAGAGTTGCACGACGGCCTTTGTTTGCTTTTTCATTGTGGTCTGAAACTTTTTTACCAAGAGATGCTTCCACAGACTTTGAAAAATTGATTTTCTTTGATCCTGATGCAGATCCCTTTTTATTTTTATTTGAACCTTTAATATTGTCTTTCTTAGGGGCAGGAGTTTGAGAGATTGTTCTTTTCTTTGCTGCAAACTCTGAATCTTCTGAGTCATCTGATGCATCAGTAGGAACGCAGTTGGGAACCATCCTCCCACCTTTACCCTTTTTCATTCCAACTTGCTTATAGCCATCCCAGCAAGGATTTTCTGCACCAGCAACGATGGCGTCAATAGGAAGATATTCCTTATTTGTACCGCCTTGATCGTCAAAAGTCCACTGAGTTGCCATTTTTACTATATTCCCTCAGTTACTGGTGTAAGCGTTGATGTTAACTGCCATTGCCATTTCTGATGCATATCAATTCGTTCTGCAATTAAATTTGCAATTCCTTGCTCACTTAACATATCAGCTGTTGCAAATGCTTTAATAAGATTTTGTAGAGCTGCTTCAATCCCAACAAGAATGTCTGCTGAAAGATCTAAACACATGCAACCTACTTCTTTATCTTCAACGCTTGTTAAACGAGCAAACTCAAATAAACGAGATGGAACTATAGAACCTAGCTTTCTCATATCCTCTGCAAGCGGATCTATTGCACTATAGAGGTCTTCATAAATTTTTTGAAAAAACTTATGGTACTGAGCAAAATCAGGACCCATAACATTCCAGTGAGCACCTTGAACTTTAAGTGAGAGGACTACCGCATCACTTAAGCAAACTGCTAGTGCGTTTACTAGTTCTGGTTTCTGTACTTGCATTACTGTGCTCCCTCTTCTGGCGCTACTGGTTCAGATGCAATACCTGCTTCTTGAGCACCTGATGCTGCTTGCTGAAGAGCTGCTTCTACATCTGGTGGAAGTGGTGCCACAGATGCTGCTTGCTGGGCGCCACGAATCTTTTCCATAATGTCTGGAGAGATAGCGCCAAGCATTGCCTCTGTTAATTCTGGTGTGAATACTCCACGCTGTTGCATCATACGAATTGCAAACTCTGTTGGAGTTGGTGCATCTTGATCTGAGAAGCCGTGAGCGTGACGCCATGTAGCTAGAGAGACTGCATTCTTTTCTAGACCTGCATCTGCATCTGAAGCTCGGTCATTGCGAGTTGAGATAGCTGATGGGTCATACCAAACAACAATGCGATTTACTTCTGCCTCTTCAAATCCTGATGCAATAAGGTATGGACGAAGGTAGACAACGGTCAGGGAATCTGCAATAAGTAACATGAGTGGCTCGATGTGTGCCTTGTAGAGTGTCTCATCAATCTGAAGTGCATTTGAATACTTAACATTTGCAAGACCAGTAACAACATCCTTTGGAACATCTAGTCCTTGCAAAATGCGCTCTAGTACGCGATCTGATCGCTCTGCAAGTTGTGGGTCAAATGAACGCTCAAACTTAAACTGCTTAATCTTGTCGCCAAGTTCTGCAGGACCACGAATAATCAGTGGGACAACTGCTGATGCAGATTCTTCATCACGAATAGGAGTTGTCATAGCATCCATGAGTTGCTCTTCAAACTCGTCTTCTGCTTCTTCAACTGTAAAGTTTGGACCTATTCCATCTTCTGAATCGTATGGAAAATTTCCATCACCTTGAGCGGCAACTGAAAGACCATCTGGAAGATAAAGTGCGCCAGCATTTAGACGAGAGCGTGCTGTTGCACGAAATGTACGATTAAGAAGAAGTAGTTCGGCGCAGAGATCGAGGAGACCGCGTAATGATGAGTCTGCTTCATCTGAGAAGCGTGGATGTGAACGCCAGATGCGTCCTACAAATGCATCCTTTGAAAGTCTATCTACTAAACCAGTATTACCACCTTGAGATTGCTCACGACGACCAATAACATTGAAGCCACCTTTTGGATCAAGTGTTACTTCATCGACAGAGCGAATATCCCAAGACTCAGGAATGTTATGTCCTAGACGACTTGGCATTTGAACCAAGTAGCATTCACCTGCAACTGAAAGATTAAGTGCTGCATCTTTAAGTAAACCTGCCTGTCCGCCATATGCTGAGTTTAGTCGATCTAGTGCACGCTCTGCTGCGTTAGCCAAGCGTGGATCTGTCTTTGCTGAATCTCTAACTGAAACTGGGCTCTCTGCTGGATTATCAATTGCTGCTGCATAAATGCGAATACGAGATACAACAGATGCAACAAGGTTGAAAGCATATTTAACTTCACCGATTGCGTCATAGTATTCCCAAGCTTCTTGCTGCCATGCACTAGAACCAGCGGTGCGACGAACACGGAACTGTTCAAACTCTGCTCTATCATTAAGTCTTACTTGCGCTGCTGCTGCAGTAAGAGAGCGAGGGGTTAAGTACGAAAGTGCTTGTGCAGAATTATTGTTTGTAAATACAGAAGATGTTGAAGGCTTGTTTTGTTGAACAATCTGAGTAGAACGAGAAAAGGTAGATCGTGTTCTTTTTGCTTTTACCTTTTTTGGTTCGGGGGTGACAGGAGTTGATTCATCATTAGTGAAAATGCCCACAAGAACTCCTTGTCATATCAGTGGCGGAATATAAAGTCTTACTTGTCTTCATATGCAGTCAACAAACCCGTGACAGCCGATACAGCAAATACTGCAGCGATTACATAGGTTACCGATGGAATAATGATAGCGGAGAAAACAAGTAATGATCCTATCCAAAAACTCAAACACCACTCGCAAGTTAAAAGATACCCCAGCTTGGAAGACTCTGGAGGAAACTTTGACCAGAACCAATCGCGGGGGGTGGATAAGATAGTGTCTCTGATAAATAGACGAGTAATCCTGTAGGTAGCCAAACCTAAGATAATAAACTGTAAAATCGAAGTATCCATCATGCTATTGGGTCTCGACTCGAGAATACAGAGTTGTTCT